TGTAATCCTAATTAGTAATACAATTACTCCGTTAATTAGTCACTGGGGTTCAGCGTTTATTACAGATGGTATGTTTGATGAAGATAGAGGTTACATCTTCTCATATACTGAAGCTGGTCTAGAAGTTAGTACAACAAGACAAACAGCGTTCTTACTACGTCTAGCACCAAGTGTTTCAAATGCTATTGTTGGTGACTTAGGAGAAAGAGAACTACTAAACAGAGCGCAGTTGCTTATGCAGGGTCTAGAGATTACATCAGATGGTGTTGATCCTGATAATAGTAACGCTCCAATTACAGGTGGTATTGTTGTTGAAGGTATTTTGAATCCACAAAACTATCCACTTAACCCAAGTGATATTGGTTGGACAGGACTAGCAGGTCTTGCTCAAGGTGGACAGCCTAGCTTTGCTCAAGTTGCTCCAGGTGGTAGTGTTAACTGGAACTCAGGTGATACAGCAACTTATGCAACAGCGGCAGTAATGCCACAGGTTACAACTACAGCAACACTAATGCCATGGTGGGGTTTTAGAACAAACAGAAACTATGCTTACTTTACAGAACAAAGTTGGGAAACTGCTAACCTACAAGTTGGTGATGAGGTTAACACAGGTGGTGCTAACTACTTCCCACAAGGTACTACAATCCAAAGTATTGTTGACCAAACAATTTATGGACGCTACCTAGTTTACTTCTCACAGAGATCAAACTCAAATAGTGGTAACGGCGCTACACAAACGTTCCAAAAAGGTGGCGACTTAAATAACTCAAGTTATGCGTTCTTTACAAAAACTGTTTGGGAATCAGCCGGAGCAAAAGCAGGCACGACATTAGGTGATGCCAGCGGTGATCCTACAGACCAAAGTGATGTTAGTTTCCCAGCTGGAACTAGTATTTCATATGTAGAAGGACCATTCCTGTTTGGTGACCAAGGCGGTAGCGGTATTGAGTACTACAAAGTTAACTTTAACAATTCATTTAATGGAACAGTTAGTCCAACAGATGTGTTTAACTTTGAGTTCAGTCAACCACCGTTTGCTCAGCCAGGTGAAACAGTGTTCTCATTCATTGCTCAACCAGGAGAAAGATCAACATTGGATCTTAACTTGCTGAAAGAATTGACAAATACTACACTAGGTGGTAGAGGTACATTCCCGAACGGTCCAGACGTACTAGCAATTAACGTTTATAAAACGTCAGGTACAGAAACAACAGCTAATATTATTATTAAATGGGGTGAAGCGCAGGCTTAATCTGCGCTTTCTTCTTCTATTTGCGGCTTAGGCTTTTGACTATCGCCTGGCCCAATCCTATAATTGTCTTCAACAGAGTCAGCAGTGCTTACTTCAGTAATACTACTTCCTGGTTCCATACAAATAAGTTGATGTGGTTGTAGTGGAGGGTTGTGCCAAGTCATACCTTCTGTAAGTTCTTGACTGTGCATCTCAGCAGTCTCGGTATTGATCCATTTAAGTAAAAAACGCCCATTATTTACAAACCATGTTTCGTCTTTCTCTCTAAGGAAGTGGATACTAAACTTACCACCAACTTTTTCAAATACCATAATTTTACCACAGTATTTGTCATTGGTTGCCCAAATGATTTCGTAGCCCCAGCCTTTGTCTACTTTGCCTTCTAATCTAGTTGGTTGGTCCATTAATATAATCCTCTACAGTCATCCAATTTCTAATTTTTATAGTATTATGTAGTTTGCTATTATCAGCACAAGTGTATTCTTGGTACTGTCCTTTGAGTTTATCTGGCATGTCAATGTATTCAATTTTAGCATAATGTTTGTTAGCAATTATCTTAGCAACGCTTTCAACATCAACAGCAGTACCTGTTCCTAGATTAAAGATGCCGCTTACATCTTTTTCCATCATTTGTTCGTGTACACGAACTAGATCGTACACACATACACAGTCTCTTTTGTACTGATCACTGTTCTTAAATAGTTTGATAGCACCGTCTTGTGATGCTTGTCGTTGAAACTTGCTAACCAAGCTCATTTGATCGCCTTTGTGTCCTTCACCTGGACCATACACGTTAAAATAACGGAAGCTCTGTACTAACATACTAAACTGATCCATTTGGTTGTCGACTAGAAACTTGTCAACTAGATACTTTGACCAAGCGTAAGGTGTTTGTGGATACACAGGATCATGCTCGTTAAACGCTGTATTAGGGCCGTACACTGCGGCTGTGCTGGCTAGTTGTATATTTGTACCAAAGTGTTCACAAATTTGTAGTAAACGCATTGTAAACTCATAATTGTGCTTCCAAACTTTATCTACATCACGTTCTGTTGTGTCTGAAATAGCACCTGTGTGTATTACCCAATCATATCCTTCAACTGTAGGAACCACATTTTCTACCCAATCAAACCCTTCAACTTCATGACCTTTGTGTGTAAAGTAATTTGCCAAATGGCTACCAATAAAACCTTTGTGTCCTGTTACTAATATTTTCATTTCATACTTTCAATAATTTTTGTTGTAGACTGTCCATTTACTGTAGGAAATATTTCTACAGCATAATCTTTATGACCTACTACTGTTTCTATTGTATAGTCTCCGCCTTTAATAATCAAGTCCGGATTTACAGTTTTGAGCAAATTTTCTGGAGTGTCTTCTGTAAATGTTACTACTTCATCAACCCAAGGCAGTGCTTCAAGTTGTGCTTGTCTTGTTTGTACATCATTTATAGGACGATCTGATCCTTTTAATCTTTGTACACTAGCATCTGTGTTTATGCCAACAACAAGTTTTTTACCTCTACTTTTAGCATACTCTAGTAGTTTTAGATGTCCTGTATGTAATATATCAAATACACCATTAGTAAAAACAACTTGACGTTTTAGATCATCATGTGTAACAATATGTACACCTCTATGTTCTACAGCTCGTGCCGCGGCATAGCAAGCAACTTTACATGCTTCAATTAGATCATGTCCTTCATCTAACATATATGCTATTACAGCAAGCACAGTGTCACCTGCGCCAACAACATCTGCTACTTCTTGTGCTGGTTCTTTAATATGAGCAAACTCATTATCATCTGTAAGCACATACATACCATTCGACCCATCAGTAACTACAAGATTTTTCCAATTATATTCACGCATATGTGTTCTTGCTCTGTCTTTATCAAACGGTCCAAACCAAGAAACATACTCGCTCATGTTTGGTTTTACTAGATAAACATTTTCATAAAAGTCTGGATCTTGTTTCGGATCTACTAACACTTTACATCCACGTTTTAAGATCTTATCTGTTGTTTGCGGACGTACTGTACCTTTTGCGTAGTCACTTACACATACAATATCATCTTCTGATAGATCATTTAATAGTCTATGTAAGGCTTCAACACCAGTATATTGTTCTTCTCTATCCCAGCGCATGATGTGTTGTCCACTTTGTCCAACTAGTCTATTTTTTGTTGTAGTAATAGTATGGTCAACTGTAGCATTAAAACTTATCTTATCTAGTTTTTCAAAACAATCAATGATTCTATAACCTTCTCTATCAGGAGCAATACTACCATAGACACCAATGTGTCCATTAAGACTAGCAATGTTAAGTGCTAGATTTCCAGCACCTCCTGGACAAAACTTTTGTTCTGTTTCTTGTAATACTGGCACTGGTGCTTCAGGACTAATCCTACTTGCGTTTCCCATGATCCAGCGATCTAACATAATGTCGCCGTATACTCTGATCATATTAACCTCTTATATAACTTGTATTGTCTGGTAATGGTTTTGACATCTTATCAAACTCTTGTATATGATAAACATAAGCAGAGTCACTTGTCCGCATGTCATTGTTATAAATTATTTCTTTCCTACACGTTTCGTCTGACAAAGCACCTGTTCCGGCTAGTACATAGCTCCATAATGGCCATCCAGCACTGCCTTCTTGCCTTGGAAACAAACTACTATTGGGAACTCTGTGCTTACAAACTTCGTGTATGTCTTTTACAAATGGAGTCATTGTAGCACCACTGTCAATATATTTCCAAAATTCTGTATCATTACGTCCACATGTATAATGTGCTACAAGAAAATCTTTCATTGTGTCATATAAATGTGCGTTTACATTGTTATATTCTTCAACTGTCCCTGGATTACATGTTTCTTTGGCATGCGCTCCTAGTGATCCAAAAATAAAATGTTTTAACTGCATGATAGTTGTGTGTATACTTGTTGCTTCTAATGGTTCAGCAAACGCCGCACACAGTCCAATCGACAATACATTTTTAATCCATAAATCTTCTTGCCGCCCACTATCAAATTTTAAAACTCTAATAGGTTCAATTTTCTTACCTAAGTTTAGTTCTAGTTCTTCCTGTGCTTTTTCTGGAGTAACAAAATCATCACAGAATACATAACCACATCCTCTTCGATTTTTTGTTGGTATTTGCCAACACCATCCATTGCGCTGTGCCCAAGCATTAGTTACAGGTTCAATTACTTCATCGTCTTCATATGGTAACAAGAAAGGCATAGCACTGTTTACAGGTAAATTTTCTTTGTAACTTTTCCATTTGCCACCAACTGCTTTCATTAGCACTTGATTAAATCCACTAGCATCAATAAAGAAATCACCTTTTACAGTTTGTCCATTAGCACATTTTAGTTCTGTAACAAATCCTGTAGCACTATCTTTAATAACATGTTCTACTTCACTATCAATATGTTCAGCATGTGTAGAAACTTTCTTAAAATACTGTCCTACTTTGTGTGCGTCAAAATGATACGCATGATTTCCTGCTGGTTCTACAAAGCTATTTTTATTATGATGTATTTTGTATCCAAGTTCAGTAGCAAGGTGTAGTAAACTTTGATCTCTAAAACCTAGCGCATGTTGGAATACAACATCTGCTTGATCATTACTAGTAGGAGAACCGTCAATAGGACCTATATAATGACTTTTTATATCTTTATTCCAACCAATATGTTTGATACCTAGCTTAATTGTGCTGTCTGTTTCTCGGATAAATTCTTGCTCATCGATACCAAAGTCCCACATAATGTTTTGTACAACATTTGTTAATGAACCTGTGCTACCTTCACCAGCACCAATAATACCAATTTTACTGCTTTCAATTACAGTTACAGTATGCTCTGGTCTAATTTTTGTAATCATTAGTGCGGCTAACCAACCAGCTGTGCCGCCGCCAACAACAACTATCTTCATACTAACTGTCCTCTATCTCCACGCATTGAAGCACGTTGATACCAATCAAGTCCCATGTTAGTTGTAGTAATAGCATTTACATGATCTATACTAGTCATCATACGTATTTCTTCTGCTTTAATAAAATCACTTATAATAAAATCTATCTCCATAGGATTTAGATATGACAAATCTTTGTTAACAGGATATTCCATTTGTATTAACCATAAATGCCAATTAGGTGGATGGAAAAGTGTTCTGCTATCTACATTTGTGTAAAACTTTCTTTGTGGATCTTTCAACCAACGTTCATACCATAAGTGTTTTTCTGATTTTACATGTGTTTCTTTTACAAAATTCCAAAAAGGAGTATCCCATTCTGAATCAGCATAATGACTGTTTACAAAGTCTACAGCGTCATTGTACCAATATGCCATTTCTCTGTTATATGTTTCTACAAGTGCTTGATCATATACATACTGCGGCATAAGTTCAAACAGTTTTTGTACACCTGTAGTCATACTTGCTAGGCCAGTTGACTCTAAAGGCTCAATGAATCCTCCACTAAGTCCGATTGATACAACATTACCTTCCCAAAAGTTTTTACTATAGTAAGGTACCCAATCAATTAGTTTTAAGTCATCGGGGGTAATCCTGTTATCCCAATGCTCACAGAAGTAACGCTTTGCTTCTTCAGGGTCTGTGATGTCTTTGTTGAATACAAGTCCCGAACCTATTCGTGATTGTACTGGAATTTTCCAAATCCAACCGTGATCTACAGCAGGACATTTTACGTAAGGCACACATTCTTTTTCAAAATCTTCGTATGGAATATGTCCAGCAACTGCCGCATTTGTAAACAATCTACCTTCGCCAAGTAGTTCTACTCTGTCAGCTTCTTTTAAGATACTAGCAAAGCCTGTACAGTCAATAAAGAAATCACTGTGATGTACAACACCGTTTTTGAGCTCTACACTAGTAACATTTTTGCCATCTTTGTTTACTTTTACAACATCACTTTTGATTACGTTTACATTTTGACCGCAAATTTTTTGTAATTCTTGTGTAAGTTTGCCAGCGTCAATGTGATAAGCAAGCGTTTCAAACGCACCATACATATCTAGTTTGTTTGCCATGTTTACATCATATGTAGGAAGTGCTATAGATTTAAAATCTTCGTCTTGCCGTTGCGCCCAAATATCATATTGTGTACAACCTTTATCAAAATAACTCCTATTGAGATAAAAAGGATGCCATACATTGTTGCCAGGCTTTTTCCAATGTGGAAATTCAATACCTGATTTGTAAGTAGCGTCAATGTTTTTGAACCATGAAGGTAAATCAATACCACACTGACGTAAAAATGCTGGAAATGTAAGCACAGTTGCTTCACCAACACCAATTGGATTACCTATTTCTTTGTCAATTACTGTTACAGGTAAATCCCAAAAATTATTTTGTATATAAGTAGCCGCTAGCCATGCCGCTGAACCACCGCCTACGATGGTGATATTCTTAATCTGTTTCATTCTCTAAGTATCCTATAAGGTTAAAGACTGTTTCTAATTTAGTTTGATTTGTTTTGCTTTGTAACGTATTTCTTAAGCCTAAGTGTAAAGGCTTTGGCCAATTTCCAAAACTTACCCAGGCATATCCGTCATGCTCATTATTTAGTTTTGTAAGAAATTCTTCTCTAACAACAACAAGATATGTGTGAAAACTAAACTTCTCATCTGTACTAATAAAAGTTTCTAAAGGAATAGTTTTAAGAATGTCTGGTAATTCGCCTATTTCTTCTTTTATTTCTCTTTGTAAACCAGGCCATGGCATTTCGTTAGGACCATTAGTGCCTCCTACTAGGCCCCATACATGCTTTTGTTTACTCTGTGTCCTATGTAGTAGTAAGAATCTTTCAGTTTTTAAAGAATAAAATAGCGCACCACTACAGATGATTTCTTGGTTCATACAATTAATTATCTACTTAATTATACGCCAAGAGCCGTTTCGGTATTCGCCTTCGAATGATAAAATCCACTCTGTACCAGTCCATTTGTACTGTACACCAGTGTTTAAGTTAGTAATATAAGGAACTTCGTCATTGTCGTATGTGCTTGCGTCAAATACTATAGACCACTCGCTGCCATCCCATTCAACAATGTCATTTGCTCCAGCTACAAAGTCTGAGTTGTCAGCATTTTTCCATGCATCTGGACCATCATATGGATCTCTAGAACTACCATCACTTGGATCTTGTCCTCTATCCATTAGTCCGCCAACATTTTCGCTATCATTTATAGCACCTAGTAGCAATAGTCTACGTCCAGCATCTGTACTACCAACATTAGGATTATATTTTTGTGGATCAATTATAAAATCTACACTTCCGCGGTTGTTACGTCCACTAGGTGATGGTAAATTTGTATTGGTTGGAATAGTATCTTCGTCCCAATTAATAAGCAGACATGTGTCGTCTGTTACATCAATTGTTACAGTACCATTTACACTTGTTCCTACAGTTTCCCCGCTTAGAGTAGTTCTACGTAGTTGTACCTGTGTAACACCTGCTGTATATAATAGTGGACGATCGTTGAAATAATCTTCCCAAGTTTTGACTCCAACTTCACCTCTATAAATTAATTGTGCTTTATTACCTAGCACATGTAGATCGTAATCTTGCCATCTAGTTACAACTCTTTGTAGATCTAATCCACCTTTTTCTAGATCTGTCTGTACACGTAAATCATCGCTATCACTGTAAGCATTCAGTTCAGGCATACTGTTGCCCAAGTCAATAGTGCCTTTAGATTCATCAAATATACTCATTATTACTGTTGTAATAACACCTAGCTTCTTAACTTTAGCAGGCATATTTAGGTATATAGGAGTAGTAAAGCCCATTTGACATACATCAATTTCGCTGTCAATACCAACTGGAATAGATCTACTGCTAAAATTAATATTTGTTAATTCAACTGCTGTCAAACTACTCCAATCAATATAGTTGTCTGTAGTTTGTATTTCTAAACTAGGATTGAATAACATTAATATTTGTTCAACAATTTGTAATTTCTGATCTGTATTTGTACTCCAAATATCAATATTAACATTTAGGGTATAAGGACTAGGCATAATTCGTTCAACAGTATAATTCTTGCCTTGTGTGTTTAGATATTCTTGATTATTATTATCATAAGCACGTTCTCTAATATGTACTTTACTTGTATAAGAAGAATCACTTGTCCTAGTTCTGTCTTGTTCTAGCCCAGTAATGTATACTGCTATTCTTGGCGCACTAGGAATTTTGTTTTCACTGTTGTCTCGCAAAATATGACCAACTTGTCTGGTTAGATCTCCATACATTACAGGCACTTGTACAAGTTTGCCTTCACCGTCTTTATATGAAAAATTACTAAACAGTCTTATTAACTGTGTAATATATCGTCTAACTTGTCCGTCATAAAAATGTTGCATTAATTATCTGCCTTGGCCTTTAGTGCTTTAGATACACTTTGACGCTCTTTAACTGTATCACCACCAATTGTGCTTTCAGTAGTGTTGTTAATAAATGTACCTTTTTGTGTATCTCTATCATTTGTATTTGTCATTGTAGTTCTGACTTTATCTTCCATCTTGACCCAACGCTTTCCATCATATCTAAATAGTCTATTAGGAAACATGTCTACTCTTAAGAAGTAATCACCAGTTATGCTTTCTGTCGGAAAACCAATACCACTTCCAAATGCTTCACCATTTGGCGCTATTCCGTCTCCTAGTAAGTATCCTGTATAACCATTTCTATCAGGTGTAGCGTTTAATCTGCTTGCGTCTATGTTTCCACTTGCTACACTAGCATCAATCTCAGTTTGATCCGCTCTAACTAGCTCTGTGTCACCGTTGTCATCAACTTGTAGTGTATAGAAATGGCTTGTGTCATACCCTGATTTAGGAGCATCTGCTTCTGCTTCTTGAAGTACAGCATTATTAACTTGCATTTCTGTTTCATATGTAGATAACACATCTCTTAGTGTTTGTGTAGCACCTTCTTCTGCTGGCAAATCTAAAATATCTTTAAACTCTTGTGCGTCTAGTATTTGCTTCATTTTAATTCTATATAGATGTGGATACCAAGTAGGCGAAAATCCTTCACTTGCTCTGTTTACATCTTCAACTACATAGAATCTTTTTAGTGCGTATGAATAATCATTTAGCGCATTTTCATCTTTAAGATGAGGTAATTCAATAACATCGCCTGACATAATTTTTCTACCCAAGCTCTTGACACTAGCATTAATAGGTATTGTCATAAAAATTACATCATTTTGTAAAAATAAACCAAACTGACTCATGTCAAAGTCTACATCACTTACGTTGTAAATACCACGCATTGTGTAAATATCTGGATCATACTTACGATCACGGTTTTCCATGAATAACATATCTTGTATGTTTGTTTCAGCAACAGCATCATAACGTGGTTGTGTTGCTGTAGCATCGTCTTCGTCTGGATTTTTAGGTCCTAAATACTTATGAACAAATATATCAGTTCCTCCGACAGTAAACATTTCTGTTATAGTCTTATCTAGGAACTCATAATCATGTCCGCGGGTTGGTTTATATAAACTTAATCTTGGCATAGTACTATTATTTATCGTACTGATAAATACTATACGGAGACGAGTTTATGGATAGTAACATTCAAACCAAAAAGAAAGAAGTATTTGACTACGTCGAACTCAGCTTAGGCGGAGGCATGGTAGATGTAGAGCTTGATCCTGCTCATTATGAATCAGCTTTAAATACAGCACTTACAAAATTTAGACAAAGATCAGACAATAGTGTTGAAGAATCTTACATGTTGCTCACAACAGTTATTGATGAAAATGATTATACTTTACCTCATGAAGTACAAGAAGTAAAACAAATTTTCCGTAGAAGCGTAGGTTCACGCACAGGCGGCGGAGACGGTGGCACACTGTTTGAACCTTTCAACTTAGCATATACAAATACATACTTGTTATCAAGTTCAAACATGGGCGGACTAGCGACTTATAATGCTTTTGCTGGTTACCAAGAATTAGTAGGCAGAATGTTTGGTTCGTTTATTGAATTTAAATGGAATAGATCAAGTAAAAAACTAACAATATTACAACGTCCGAGAGCAGAAGAAGAATTACTACTTTACTGCTATAATTACAGACCTGATTTTGAATTACTTGATGACTATATGGCAGTACAGTGGATCAAAGATTATACACTCGCAAAGTGTAAGTACATGCTAGGCGAAGCACGTAGTAAATTTGCTACTATTGCTGGCCCACAAGGCGGTAGTGCGTTAAATGGTGACGCCCTCAAAGCAGAAGCTCAAGCAGAAATGGAAAAACTTGAGAATGATGTGTCAATGGCAGTGCCAGGCGGCGTAGGATACGCATTTACAATAGGTTAAAAAAACACTTGACAAACGGTCCGGATCCTATTATAATATAGAGAACGTAAGAAGGAATCTCTATGATTATAGGTATTTGTGGACTAATAGGTAGCGGTAAAGGTACTGTAGCTGACCTTCTAGTCGAAGAACATAACTTTCAAAAAATTAGTTTTGCTGACAAACTCAAAGATGCTGTAGCACTTTTGTTTGATTGGGATAGAGAAATGCTTGAAGGCGAAACATCTGAAAGTAGATATTGGCGCGAACAGCCAGATGATTTTTGGACAAAAGAAACAGGTAAAGAAATTACGCCAAGACTTGTGTTACAGTTATTTGGTACAGACTGTATGCGTATGGGATTCTATGACGGTATTTGGGTTAGTTTTGTAAAAAAAGCAATTCAAGAAAACCCACAAACTAATTTTGTAATTCCAGATGTACGTTTTGAAAATGAAGCAGAAATTATCAAAGGACTAGGCGGTAATGTATGGTGCGTAAAAAGAGGTCCTGATCCTCTTTGGTTTAGACAGTATGTAGACCTTGGCATAGAACCAACTGATGTACACAGATCTGAATGGGCTTGGGCAAAAACGTCTTTTGAACACAGCATTTATAACGAAGGTACAATTGATGAACTTAAAAGTCAGGTACGAGGTCGCCTTGCTTCCACTTTACGCCTTGCTTCTGCAAAATCCTCTGGCAATTAGCACATATTGTTTTTAGATTAGATGGCAAAGTATTGTTAAGATTGCCGTCAATGTGATATACGTTGAATTGTTCTATGTGTTTACTTCTAAAGCCACATTTATCGCATGTATCTTTTATCCTGTATCCACGTTGATACCATTTAGGTATTCCGTACATCTTTTGTCTGTGGTGTAAACAAGTCTCACATTGTCTTCGGTAGAATGTTTTGCCATTCTTTTTATAATTGATAGCCGCAGGCCTATGTCCACACTCGCATAAAGGTCTCATATTGTATTTACCTGCCCTTTTCGGTCCCTTTTATTGGTGTATTTTAAACAATTTTTTGTCAGGAAGGTATAAATACATACAACAGTAAACTTTGTTATTAACAGGAGAAAAAGAAATGGCATTAGTATCCCCAGGAGTACAGGTTAGTGTAATCGACGAAAGTTTTTACACTCCAGCAGAACCAGGTACTACCCCAATGATTTTTGTCGCGTCTAAGCAAGACAAGGCAAACGCGGCAGGGACAGGAACAGCAAGAGGCACAACAAAAGCAAACGCTGGAGTTCCTTTCCTAATTACATCACAGCGTGATTTGGCAGACACATTTGGTGATCCAATCTTCCAAACAGACGCAAACAACAATCCAATACACGGCGGCGAATTAAACGAGTATGGTTTACAAGCGGCTTACAGTTACTTAGGTGTAGCTAACAGATCATTTGTTGTTAGAGCTGATATTGACTTAGCAGAAATTGAACCAAGTTCAACTGCTCCAGCTGCAGCACCAGCAAACGGTACGTATTGGTTTGACACAGCAAACACAAAATACGGAATTTTTGAGTGGAACGGAAACGCTATTACTGTTACAGGCGGACAGCAATTTACAAACAAAATACCACTAGTTATTACAGATAAATCAAACCTTGTAGGGAATTCAAACACAGGTATTCCAAAAGGTGCTGTAGGACAAGTTGGTGATTATGCTGTTGTTACCACTACAACTACAAACAAAGTTTACTATAAAAACACAGATGGCGCTTGGGTCAAAGTAGGTTCTGCAAACTGGGTAAAGAGTTGGCCAACTGTACAAGCGAGTGTAAGTAATCCAACACTAACAAATGCACAAACTATTATCATTAACGGCACTACAGTTGCTATTAGTGGTACAGCAGTAGCTGATATGGTT